GCTGAAGTTGCGGTAGTAGCTGATGTAGCTGTATCTGCCGAAGTAGCTTTTATTGCATAAGAACTTGATACTGCATATGAAGCAGATACTGCATTAGCAACGTTATTAATAATGTTTTGAAAGGTACTCCCGTCGCCTTTTGTATAAGTTATAGTAGCGTCTACATTACTTGCTGTTACTAAGAGAGAACCAGTATCTACAGATCCTCCTCCACCGGAAGAGTTAATCGTTACATCTCCTGTAGCCTGATCTATAGTTATATTAGTTCCTGCTATAATAGAAGTTACTCCTCCTCCTGGTGCATAAGAAGCACTTAAAGCTGTAGTAGCATATGAAGCTGATGTAGCACTATCTGCTTGTAAAGCGTGTGAAGCTGATATAGCTGCTGAAGAGGTAACAAGTAAAGTATCTACTCTACTGCCCGTACCATCTACTACTGCATATCCGGATACTCCTGCTTCAATAGATCCAGATGCTTGAACCAGTTGTTCAAAGGAATCTTTTATTAATTGTGCTGTAAGATTGTAATTGCTCATTCTTAAATATTTTAATTTGGTGGGTATTGACGGTATCTTTTTTGAAATATTGGTACTCCTGCTCTTCTCATATACTCTGTCATCCTATTTCTTCCACTGAAAGCGAAGGGGCCTCCGTAGCGGCTATCGTAATCTGGGTTAAGTTGATATAATTTTGTATTTGCTGTAAGTTCTGGGAAGTTTTGTTCTTCTTCCATTAAGTAGTCTGTAAGTAATTCTGCATAGAATTTGTATTTATTTTCTGCAGTTTGCTTTTTAACATTATACATACTACGGTCTACTGAAGAATTCCCTTCTCCACCGTCGCTGATTAACAGTCCTCCATTTCGGGGTCTTACGTATATGTCATCATAAATGTAGTACAAAGAAGCATAAATTAAAGCATTCTGTATGTAGTCGTTTAGTAATGATTGATAGTATGCATATTGTGCGTCATTGATAGTTCCTGCATCTACTAAAGCTATTAGCTTGTTGTATAGTAGAGTACCGGTTAATTGTTGTATCTTGATATCCTGTCCTTCGCGAATAGCATTATTAATAAATGCAGTATCAAGATTAGTTTCTAAACCACCATATGTTCTTATAAAATTCTCGCTAATTAATAATGTTGTAGTCATATCTTATGTTATTTCTGGTGTAATGTCTTCTTTTTGGATTGCTTCATTTTCCTGGTCTGTTACCTCTACTGAAGTTACTACTTCTTCTTCTATATCTCCATCCATGAATAAAGATCTTGTTTCTACCCCTAAGACAATACCTTCGTAGTTATAAGAAAGAATAGCCTCTAATTGTTTAAGGACATCTTTCTGTAGAGGCATAATTACATTATGTTCGAACAGCAGTCGCGCGTCGATCATCTCTGATCTATTACCTAAACTACCGGGTTGTTGTATACCTAATAATAAAGGAGAAGTAATTCTGTGAGCTGTTAATATTTTCTGTGTTACTAAATCGTTGATTGTAGTATAGTAAGTATCTGTTGTAGCTGGATCAAGAACTGTAATATCCGGCTGACTGTCTTTATCAGGGACGTCCATATAGATTAATTTGCCGGAATTTGAGGCTCCTGCATAATTTGCTCTTAACATCTCTTCTACATTCTTAACGTCTGTCTCTGTGCCATTTGAATAAGTTGTAATAGCTAAAGACGGCGTTAAACCGTTAGATATATTACTACTATGAAACAGGTCAATTTGCGTATCCAACTCCGCTATACGTAAGGCTGATACATATGCAGGCAATTGATAAGTGGTTTGTCCGGGAGAAAACCCTCTCGTTACTAAGACCTGAGATTCTTCTTCATGTCTTTTATCCCAGTTAAATGACGGTAAGTAATCGTATACTTTATTTGGTTCAAAGTATTCACCCCAATTATCGTTTATAAAATAGCCGGGTATCTTACCACGGTCATCTTTTTCTTTAGCTCTAATGAAACTATAGTCTATGTGGTGTACTGCTGCTATTCTACTCTTATCTCTGCTGTATATAATTTCTAATGCAAAGCTACCGTGTAAATAGAAGTCTAACGATACCATATCAAAGATGTCATTCCAGCTCTGACCGTAGCCATTAGCCTTATCTAATGCTGTCTCATAATTTGAAGTTAAACCCTCCCCGGTAATACCCTGTACTATAGAGTTTATACATGAAGCATTTAATGACGATCTGTTGTAAAGGTCAATAATATATTGAGGGAAAAGGTTGTCCTCTCCTGATTTAATATATTTACCTTCTGCTCTTTCTACATTTCTTCTAATAGGAGTATGAAACCTCCCTATAGAACTAAAATGCATTTTTTGTTTTTTTTCTGACATATCTAATTACTATAAGTTTTGTATGCACCATACACAGATGGTCCACCGCCGTATTGTGTTGACGTTACCGCATCGTCTCCTTCGACTTTAACACGTCCTGTATCTATTGTTTTTCTAAGAGTTATAACATTCTCTGAATCCCAAGTATAATCTGCTAATCCAAAAGCCTGTATAGTAGTCCCCCATATAGCTGCTGGAGCTAAGAGTTTTTCCTCTAAACCATAAGTGTACATCCCTGATGCAGAGGGTATCTCTGATGATGTAGCACCGAATAGTAAGTATCTACCTAAACTATTCTGAGGCACTGGAGCTAACTTTGATAAATCTAAGCTTGCAGATGTTAAATCGTAGTCTTGTGTAATGTTTAATGTAAAAGAACCCGAAACATTAGTATGTAGAGCTGAAGCAGTTATTGGTGCTATAGCTAATACGTTTGTAGTAGTCCCCGGTTTTATTAAATTCAACATTTAATTCGTTTTATAAAAAAAGGGAATGATAGATTAGAACCATTCCCCTTTAGTTATGTATTTAGGATACTGTGATCCCGCTTAAAGCACTTAAAAGTGTACCGTTGGTAGATTGAATTTCAAAAATAGGTTTTGGTTCCATTGCTGACAGAGTAACATTATACCCTGATAAATCGGCAAATGCTGTACCGGTATTACCCGTAGCAGCAGTTAATGCACATCCATTGTATCTACCTACTAAAAAGTATCTACCTGAATATGAATCACTTGAATCTAATCCGTTTTGAGTTTCTGCAACAACAATAAGTTGTGTATTTTTTGCAAGGACGGCTACTTGATTACGAATACTCGCTTCAAGTTTAGTCAATACAATCTCCAGGTCATCCTGGTAATACACTGTTCCAGCTCCTAAGTCTGCATTTACAGTCTCAGTTAATGAACCATTTTCTTTTTGTTGTTCTATTTTCCAGAATTGTCCTGAACCACTAATAGCACTTATTAAACCTTCTGAAGCTTCTGTTATTGAGGATACAGATCCACTTAGGATGTAGAAGTTTTTTATTCCTCCCACCGACTGTCTGCATGGAATGCTGTAGCCTGCGCTTAGTGAGCAATTTGCACTCATAATATTATATTTTTTTAAGGTTAATAAAAGGGGCAGAATTAACTACCCCCGTTAAGTTTATTTGGTTAGACAATTATGCAAGGTCATTGCTGGCAAAATAATTGACATGGCCAATATTTACACCAAGTTTATTTCTAAGTCTATATTTTAGAGCGTCATCATCTTCTGAGAACCAAATTCTAAAGTTTGCCGTGTCTGAACTTAAGTCAGTACCGATAAACATATCAGATGGTGGGCCAATAATTATTCTTTCAGATGATCTCAGTCCCCAAGTACCAACTATAGATACGTGAGGGTAACCCGGTAATCCTACTTTGTAGTAAGTTCCTGATCTCTCAACACCTGTTACGTCGAAGTGGAATAAATTCTGAACCGTTAATCCGTTCACAATTTTTTGAAACACTGAAGTTCCACACCATACGATTAACTCTCTATCAAGAACGTTAGCGTCCATAAGAGCAAGACCGTCAGTGATTTGAGCATAAGCATTAGTTGAAGTAATTGCTGCTCCAAATTCTGCTGATCCTGTTTGAGATGCTGCAGGTACTTTAACTCCCGCTGTTGATCCAGATAATAATTTTTTGAATCCATCTGCTTCTGCTACTACTGTAGAGTTAGCAAAAGTTGATCCTGAAACTGCATTCCAGATAAAGTCATCATTTTCTTGTTGAGCTTTAGCAACTAAGTCGTTACCAAGTTCAGTTATAATACTTAGAGAATCTTCATACGATCCTTCTGGTAGTGCAGATACCCCTAAATATTTTTGCGTAAGTAACTGCAGATTCCAATTGTCATAAGCAGTCCTTTTAGAAACCACTAAGTCTCTTTGTGTAAATTGTGTTGATCCTGACGGATTAGATACAGTGTCTCCTCCTTGGAAGTAAGGGTCTACAGAGTAAAGGTTAAGTGGAGTTTTGTATTTTACATGCTCTACTACATTTACGAATTCTGAAGTATTCCCCCTAAAAGTTATGTCACCTATCATAGCCCCTGCTAATTCGTTGTTGAACGAATTCAGAGCTGAAACGTTAAATCCCATTGTGTGTGTTTTTAGTTTTGTTAATTAATCGTCCGTAAGCTCTTTTGTTTGCCGCAGACATGTTTGTTTTACTTATATCATCTACTTTTTTTGTAGAAAACTTTTTTTCCATTGCTGGAGATTTAGAAGGCTCACTTAAATATTCTTTAAGCTTGATTTCATGCTCTTCTAATTTTTTTTCTAATTCTTCGATTCTTGGAGCCATCTCTGCCATAATTGCTTCGATGATAATTTCCTTGATATCTTCCTCAGAGTCATGCTCTTCCATTACTTCTTCTTCGATTACTTCATCGACGTGGTCAGCAAGTTCAGTAGCTTTACCTTGTGGTAAACCTTCCCCTGGGTTTTCATTAGAAAAATCTTCTAAAGACCCTTCGCCTGACGCGTCCGGTCTTTTTATACCCGTAATATCTCCAGCCTCATTTACAGTAACAGTAATACCACTTTCTGTTGTATGCTCTCCTTCCGGTGCAGTTACAGGATCATCACCATCTAAGATTACATAAAGCTTATCTCCGATAGCAAACTCAGATTCCTTTTGATTGGATATCTTAGTTCCATCAGCTAATAAAGCTTCAGCAAATTTAATAGGTTCTGTAGTGTTATCTTCTGTCATTTTCTCTGTTAATGAGAAGTAAGATTTTACAAGGTCTTTTAATTGAGTTTTAGTCATAATACTAATTTTGTTAAAAGGTTACTTGATTTATATATACTATAAATAGGCATAGATCCTACTTTCGGAAGAAAGGTGTAGAGAGACGGTCTTTTACGGCTATTTACCGCTAATAAGATCTTTTACTATCTTAAAGAAATATCCTCCTAATGCTCCTATGAAGCCAAGTAGAAAGGCCGTAAGTATATCTTGTAACATAAATCCTGTTGCAAAGAAAGTAAAAATAAAACCTGCTTTTGGTTCGGGTGATATAATCATTGTAATATATATTTATATATTGTTAAGCTTGTGCTAATTTATCTGCAAAATAACCTTCTAAAGAGAATCCTTTAAGTACTCCTGCTTTTATTAAGCTCCATACCTTAGGGTCATTGATTTGGTAAGTAGCCATCCAAGTATTCTTAGGCATTGTCATACCGTAGATATTAGACTTATCGTTTGCTGGATCTGTTACCAACCAACTTTCTGTCATTACACTATCTACCATAATGTTAGAGTCGTGCTCTAAATTAACTTGATCTACTCTTTTATCCTTAATCATTCTTTCGGATATTTGTTTAACTGTATCTTCTGAGAAAAATACATAGTATGGATTTTCATCTTCATCCAATCTTAGGATTAATTTATTGGGTATTAACAAAGGACCTGTTACTTTCATTTGTTCTTCCTCTATATTAAACTTAAAGTTATTAGAACTCTCTTGTAATGCAAGTGTCTCTCTAATGTTCTTTTGATCTTGTGTAGATAACTTAGCTATGTATGCTTCTTTTTGAGAGAGACTATCCTTAACTAAGTATTTAGCAACTGTATCTATGTGGCCTTGTACCCAATCTATATCATGCTCCATACCTAATCCTTTATCTATCTCTCTCATTACGTCTCTAAAGTCATCTGCAAGTCTGAATACTTCGTCATATTCATGTTGAGTAGCTGTTTTTTTAGCTAATATTTTCTTTTCAAGTTCAAATATACTATCTATCACTACAGCCGCAACACGTACCATGCCTATGGTAGCAGCATCAGGGTCCATAGTAATTAAATGATTAAATGTAGTTACAGCACC